ATTTCGTCTATATTAGTTAAAAGAATGTCTGCTACATGATTCCACGCTGGATTTGCAGATGTTCTGGTAACTCTTATGTCGTATTTCCCAGCAGTCAAACCATCTTTCCTGAATTTTTTGGTAAAAGACGATTGCTGTTTTGCAGAAATTGTAATTTCACCCAAATCTGTCCATGTAGATGCACTATTTAATTTATATTCAACTTGATAGGTAATTGTCCAAGAAATAATATCGCCATCATTTTGCTGAGCATACAACCCGTTTAATGCAAAGTTTATTTCAAAAGCCTCTATGTCTATACCGACTGTTGTCCAAGTGTATGGTTCATTTTGAAGAAGCTTTACACCTACTGGTTGCAGGGAATGATTGTCATTGAACCCGTTTATTGCCGTTTGAGCATTTGTCCCCATGCGGGTTTCAATTTGCAATGTCTGGCTATCAAAATTGTATATAGGGTTATTATTTATTTCTATTGTGCTTATATCAAGATTGTCAATTTCCCCTTCACCGATAACACCAATAGCCCAGAGATAACTTTTATCAGGTTCTGTTACAGATGGCACTCCAATCAATGTTTTAATGCCAACACCAGCAACAATTTCAACCCCGCCGGGAGCAATTCCGAAAGTTATTGTTACAGGAGTGTAATACCTTGCACTTGAAGGTAAGCCTGAAATATTGTCATGTAAAAGAGTAAGCCTTATATCATATTCATCAAAAGCGGGAAAGTCTATATTCACGAAATTGGCTGTATATCCCCAAAAAATCCAAGTCGGGTCAGTTGATAATTTGTATTCTACCTTATATGCCGCAATATGACAGTTAGGCGATGCAATAAGTGTTCTATGCTGTTCCCTTAACTGTGCAGAAACAACCGGATAGCCCTGTGATTTTTGCCCAATATACGGATAATAATAAAAATCTTCCAATACAAAGGGATTAACACGTGTTTCATATTGCACAACATAAAATTCTACTGCCTGTCCGTTTACTGTGAAAGTGTTTACATATCCGCTTTTTGTTTCATCTGTCGGCATAACCGTGTCCCAGCTAAAATCAAACTGAATTTGGTTGCTTGTGAAAGCATTGATTATTCTGATAGGAACACGGTGTTCACCGTAAATAATAGGCATGGGGTTGTCCGGTGAAACATCACTTTTCATGCCGTCCCAGCCATAAGTCGGAGTGTCAAAAGCCATATCTGGCATTTTTGGAGCAAAAAGAATGCCTCCAATAAGCCCGCCTATGGAAAAACCAATCATCATACCAACGGGACCGCCGATTGCAAAACCAATAACTCCACCAAGAACAGCAACGATTAGTGTTTCTTTTATATCACTTGTAATTATTATTTCATCCCCGCTTTTCAGAAAAGTCTTTTTCCACTGGTCTTTTTCTATCTTCATGCCATTTATGATTACTTTATGGTTTCTAAAAGGGTTTTTCTTGTCAGGTAATACCTTACCCTTATAACACTCATAAAGTATCGTATAAAGCGGTTTCTGCTCGTCATATGATACCTTATTGACTGTTTTTCCTTCCCTTTCAAATATATTCGGCACATATCGTACCGTAATTTCCTGTTTCTTAGTTTTTGCCATGTTTTACCCTGTAAAATCCGCTGACCTTGTTTTTAAATGCTTCTTGGTTTATACGAGAAATACATACTCCTGCTTTTCTTATTGCATGAATAAATTTCTGGTTGTCAAGCATTATCCCAGCATGAGTTTCTACCCCATCCATATTATTAAATAATATAATATCGCCTTTTTGTGGTTTTTCTACCCTGTCAAAAGAACCGACAAAATCATTCAGCCACTTCCCGAAAGTTTCCGGCTTCTCTTTTATCCAATGAGAACTATATTCCGGCTCTGGTAATAGGATATTGTATGCCTTGAGATAAATAGATATTAGCCCAAGACAGTCTATGCCGGTATAATCTCTGCCACCATCCCTATATGGTATTCCTACCAAATCTGTTATTTTATTCATTACAACATTGTAGTTATTACAAGTCCTGTTTGGAACACCCACTTTCTTTATTTCCCTGTGGTATATACACAGGACAAAGTAAAGATAACTTATACTTTTATATTTATTCTTAATCTTTAATACAACCACAGGTCGCTGGTTGCAAGAAAGTGGTCAAAGTGCAGAGCCAGCTTAATGAGTCTATTGTTTTGAGGCTAATACACTCAAAGGAACGCCATTTATATATAATACCACACTTTCAATAAGCCTGTCAAATTAAAACCAGAATCTTCTGAAGTTCTGAACTCTGAAACCGCCCCATCTGGGAGAATTTGAAAGTTCACGACAACGAGTCAATGTCTTATTGCAAGTTGTTTCTGCTCCGACATATCCACATTCAGTAGATTTGAAAACCCAAGCACAAATCGGGGCAAATCTCCGAGATGGTAAAATCACATTCATAAGGTCTATAACTGTTGTACATATAAGATTAACTGCTTCTTGGTTTATTGTTCCTGCATCTATGACATATCTTTCAATAAGTCTTGCTGTCGGGTCTGCCAAAAGGTTTTCAAAGACTGTCAAAATGTTTAACCTTAACCCCCGAACATCATTTGTTTCCAGATACCCGCCAATAAGCCGGTCAACATTTGCAATGGCAACATTTACTTGTCCAACACTGCCATCTCTGTTTTCACCTGTTTTATCATGTTTAACACCTTTCTCAGCGGCAAGGTATGTTTTGCCGTCAAAAACCACATTTGCATCCCATTGTGCCAGATAAATCCAAGTGTCAGTTTGGTATTCTATTTCATATAGATTTATAAGCCCGGAACTTTCCTGTTTATTTTTTTCCAGTGTAAAATCACTTGTTAATGTTTTAGCCATTATCTTACCTCAATAGTTTGGAAGACAACACTCCATACTGGACTTTCCCCTTTTACCATAGGTTGTTTCTTGAAGCTCCCGGGAACAATTCGCATTGTAATAACTTCGGTAGAAACAGTATCTGTCCAAGTAAAACTCTGCAATGCCCCACTTCTGGCATTATAAAAGGCTTCTATCAAATCTGTTGTTGCCGTTGTTCTTACTGAAAAACTGAAGCTAAACATGCGCCTGTCAAAAGAATGCTTTTTCCGCCTCTGCTCATACCCATATTCACTTTCAGATATTAAAATATTATCGCCAGCATAAGATATTTGCACATCATAGCGTGGTAAGTGTGTAAATTCTGCCATGTTTATACTCCTTGCCTTATGGATTTTCTGGTCATACCATTTCTTAAAAGGTCTGAATTAACTATATTTATAATAGTATTCGGTTGCTGTGCTATTGCTGCTGAAATAAAAGACGGGTCTATGGCATTTATGATGTTTATTTCCTGCCTTTTCTGTTCCTGCCCTTTCAAGTCAACAGGAATTTTTCTGCCATCTGGAAGTGGTACTATGGCTTCATTGTATTTGCCTTCGCCAATAAGTCCAAGAGTAGGTTGCCCGACAGTTCCACCTCTTGAGAATTCACGGAAACCACCCTGAAATATTGCACCATTTGCACCCATTGCATTTCCACTTATAACCCAATCTCCAGTCCCAGCACCAACGCCTTCACCACCACCACCACCCGCAAATCCCCCCAATATTCCGGCTGCTCCTAAAATTATTGCTGACATTTTTGCTCCCGCTATCATTTGTCCCGCAATGGATGCTCCTGCCGCTTTTAAAATTATCCCGCTTGTAGTTGCACCCTCTATGATTGCAGTTGCCATAGCTACTGCTGATATTTCCCTTATTTCCGCTGCCGCAGTTTCTGCCGTAATGACCGGAGTTGCATCTATTGTTATATCAAAAAGTTTCTCTATTCCCTTTTCTATACCTTTTTGTAGAAACATTTCAGAAAGCATGTCTATGGATTTTTGCAAAACAGATTGGTTTATTTCATTGATAACATCGCCCCAAGACTTTGTGCCAGTAATAACACCATATATGCTGTCAGATATAAAACCGGTAATTTCTTGTGCAGCTTTTAATTGCTCAATATTTCTCTGGTTTTGCAGATTTCTTATTTCCAGCAAATAGTTGTTTGCTTCCTGTTCTTTGTTTTCTGCCAAAGCTATTTCATACCGCTTTTTATAACTTTCTTCCAAACGATATGACTGCACAAGTGTTGGCAGATTTGATACTTCGGTTTCAAGATAAAGAATTTCCCGTTCAATACCTTCCTGTTTTTTGCTACTTATCGCCAACTGTTCTTTTAATATAAGCTGTCCTTCTAATTTTTCTCGCTGGTCATCTGTTATATCTCCAATCTTTTTCAAGTCAGCAAGTTGCATTTTTATAATTTCAAGGTCAGTATAGCCAAGAGAGCCTAAAATCTTTTCTTGATTTGTAAATTTTTCAAGTTCCAAACTTCTCGCTTTTTCTGTATCATACAACTTTATCTTCTGGCTAATTTCTTCTTTACCATAACCGAGTTTTTCAAGTTGCAACCGCAGGTTTTTTCTTTCCTTTTCGTTAAACGTGTCAAATAAATTAAGAATTGTTTGCTCATTGGCAACAGATACCATTTCTTCTTCTGTGTATTGCCGTTGCAATTCCAAGAACTCTTTTTTACCAGCACCCTCAATTTGCAGTTGTAGTTTCTGCTGTTTGTACCGTGCATCAAAACCCCTTTTCGTTTCTCCGAAATATTCCTGCTGTATGTTTCTTGCTTCTTTGTAAGATGCAATATGTAAATCAGAATTGGCTTTTATTAATTTCCGTTCAGCAGCATATAGATTTTCTTGTCCTTTGATAACTTCTGGCAGGTTTGTTTTTGTCGCTAAACTTAATTTTGCAATATGCGGTTGTTGCAGATACGCTTCATTTCTTTCTTTAATAATCTCTATTTCTGTTTCAATAGCTCTTATATTGTTCTGTGCTATTGTTTCTTGTGTCACACCCAATGTTTTCAAGATGTTTTCTTGAATGCCATAATTATTCTGCAAATCATTAAGTGCCTTGTCAAATTCTCTTGTTTTAGAACCCCATGCTTCAAGACTATATTGCAATGGTTGCTTTGCAACATCTTTTAATATTTTAGAAATTGCAGATAAAGAAAAACCTGCTTTCCCCATTTCATCTCTAAACTCTTCAAACATTCTTGCGCCTTCTTCCGGCGCACGTTGAAACGCAGATGCAATATTTGTTATTTTTTCAACAAACTTATCCTTTCCAATTAAGTCTATACGTTTTTCCCCTTCTTTTAAATTTTTATTTACATTAGCAACATTTTCTGCTAAATCAGAATAAATAGAACTTAATTTGGCAGATATTGTTTTGCTGCTCAATTGTGCAACAGAAAGTCCTATCATTTGCAAGTTGTTTAATTCTATTTCTCGCTTTAATGCCTTAAAAGATTGAACAAGTGCATAATTTACGGGTTCGCCTTTTTCAGCAGCAGCATTTGCTTCTCTTTGCCGTAATATCCATTCGCTTCCCGCTTCTCCGAGACTCTTGTAAATCTTTATCAAGTCATCCATTGCAACGCCCTTAACACCATATGCCTTGCCTGACAAGTAAAGTAGTTTTAATTCCATCTCTGCACGGGCTTTCAATTTTTCTGCCATATCTTCTGGTATAAATCCACGTTTCACATCTCTATCTATTGCATCATATAGTTGCACAAGAGCAATTGCCCATTTTTCCTGTGTTGCCGCCCATGTGCCAGCATTTTTCCAAACTTCATCTGTGCTCCACTGTGCCACGATTCTTTGTTTTTGCGCCAAATATTCTAACTTATCAGCCATTTCATTAATCTGGCTTGACCAGAAATCTATAAATGCTCTTATGACGCTTGTATCTGTAAATGCTGCAATAAGGCGTTTAGAAGCATTTGCCAATTTGTTCATTTTGTCAATTGTGGATTCCATTATTAAATCCCGCATTTCCTCAGCCATACCCTTAACACCTTCTCGGGTTATATCAATAGACTGTTTCCAGTCATCAAAACGGTTAAGAATTTCAGCAATAGCTCTACCACCACGTCTTCCAAAAACTTCAAATAATAAATTTACATCTTCAAGTGACATAGCAGTATCACCAAAGCGATTATGAAGTTGTGTCATTAGGTCAATATAATCCATCTCCTTCCTTTCGTCAAATAAAATCCCAAGCTTGCTTCTCAGCACATCACTTTTGTCGGCAATTTGCAAGAAAGCGTTAAACATTGCAGTGCCGCCTTTTGTGCCTCGCAGCAAACCACTGGATAAAAATCCAAGAGTGCCAACCAAATCCTTAAACTCTACATTCATTACGCCGGACATCTGTGCGGAAAATTGCATAGCAGCAGAAAGCTCTGAAATTTCAATTTGCTGAGAACGGTAAGAATAAGCAATTGTGTCTGAAATATATTGCATTGCTTCTTGGGTGCTCTTGAAATCTTTAAGTTGGTCTTTGAAAACATTGTATGAACTTGCCACAAGGCGGGAAATTTCTTTTAAATCGCCGAAAGCTGCAACACTTAAATCAATTACCGAAGGCAAAGCGCTTAAACTTTCTCTTGCTGTTAAACCAGCAGTTGACAGAAAATACAATGCTTCACCCGTATCTTTTATTCCAATGCTGGTTTCTTTGACAACGTTCCACAATTCCTGTGTGTATATATCTTTTAATATTCCCGCCTCTTTCCCCGTTGGCATAGCTCCACCTCTTTCAAAACGGGAAGCAGATATTGCTCTGTAAATTTGGCGTTCAAGTTGCATTGTATCAGAAATAACACTGCGAACAGCATTTTGTATAGCTCGGAGTGCACCATAAGCAAGTTGCCACCCAACAGCCCACTTCATTATAGTAAGTATTGTTCTTTGGCTTGCACTGTTTAGTTTTGTATATGCACCTGTTTGTTCTGCAAGGACAGTATTTAATTTTTTCCCGCTTTGTGTTGCATGTTCCCCGAGTTTTACTCCACTGGCTTGTGCAGATGTAAGTT